GTGAATCGAATAGCGGGTTGGAGAGCGCTAAATACTTCCTTCTTAGCATGGGGCTTTGGAACCCATTTAAAGCGTGTAACTTGGTGCATTACTTTATCCCGCCATGCAGTGAAATACTTGGGTACGTTGCCGGGCGCTACTAGTCTAGCCAAACCAAATGCATCAAGCGGGGACTGAGAAGCAGGGGTGCCTGTCAGCATCCAAAGTTTAGTAGAGGGTGTCATTATTTTTGCTAGGGTCTTCCAGCGTTTAGTAGTAGCTGTTTTATAAGCGTTAGCCTCATCAACTACAATTAGGTCAAACCCTAGTTTACATATATCATCGCTAACAATCGACACACCGTCGTAATTAATGATGACAAATTCGTAAGCACCACTAAGAACTTTCTTGCGTTTATTTGCATCGCCGTAAGCTACGGCAACGGTGCGGTGCATAGCGGTTTTAAAGATGTCAGCCTGCCATGCCGAATACATAATGGATAGAGGGCAGATAATCAGCACACGCTTAATCAAGCCTTGCTTCATCAGGTAATCCGCCGCCCAAATTACAGAAGAGGTTTTGCCCGTACCCGCTTCGTTAAAACAGAAGGCTCTGTCTCTTAGAGACAGAAACGCTGCGGTGGTCTTTTGATGCATGAACGGTGTAAACAATCCCGGCCAGTCGTATTCCTTTAGTATCGGTGAAGGAAGTTTTAGCTCACTGTAGAACCGAGCTATGTGTTGCATCTCTTTGATGCCCCAGTAAACCACTATGTCAGCGGTCTCACCGTTATCTTCTATTACCTCACTTTTTTCGAGGTAGTTAGTAATGTAGGGTACAAAATCTGAGCGTACTGTGAGGCGTAATGCTTCTTGTTCTATTAATTCCACAACTGTCCTTTACTGAATTATTAACGTAACCCCTTACGGGGGTTAGTCGGTCGAGCCTGTCACGCCAAGGAGAAGTAGCTGGGATAACAAACCCTGTTCTAGAAAGGGAAAAACCCAGTCTTCACAAACGTCGCTCAACTGACATGGTTATGAGGTAATGAATTAACCTCTACTGCTCACTCATGCCTTACAGCAGGTATTACTTTTTCTTTCTCTCTTTCTTACTTGTCTCTGACACTAAATTGCCTTGTGAATCTCTTTTAAACGAACGGTTCTTAGCGGCGGTGGTAATGTAGGTTCCCTTATCCAGCGCTTTGCGGTGGGCTACATCTTTACCCTCCCGTGCATCCGCTTTGCCGTTGCCATTACCATCAGGAAGTTTCTTATCTATTGCACGGCGAGCACGCTGACGCTCCATGCGACGCTCATGTTCACCACGAGACTTTTCCTGTTGATACTCTTTTTTGTAGGGGCGGGGCTTATTAACGTAGGGCATTATCTCTCCTTGTGGAACTCGCAACTTCTAACGGGACACCATCCACACAGGGGGGTGGGGTTAGCTTGCCATACATCATTTTCGTATGAAAGTTGTAGCCTAGCAAGGTCTCCCTCAAAGGCTCTCCACAGCGTATCTACTTGATCCCGTGTGTACTCTTCATCCATAAAGCTCTCATGCATCACAAACAACAACCCAGCCTTAATTACCATTACTTCAGGGAAGTGGGCAAAGGTCATAAGTGCCATCAGCTTTAGCTGTTTGGGGTCGGGGTAGCGGTTTGAGCCAGTTTTGTAGTCGACGATAAACGCATGGTCTCCGTCTATGATTAATAAATCTACTATGCCACGCACCCAGTAATCTTTACCAAATTGGCACGGTTCTTTAGCGTAGTTCAGCGCCATGCGGTGCTCAGGATATTTAGTCCCAGGGATCTCAACCAAAGAGTCCAGCACGGGCTGGAAGCGCTTATAGTTCTCCGCTAGGGGTTTGCCCTCACCTACATAGTCTTCGCATGCCTTGTGCACCTCCGTGCCGTAGCGCATCTGCTCGGTAGGATACTTAACATACCGCTTGAGTACCTTGATTTCTTGATACTGCTTCGGGCAGTTAACGTAATCCTTAAGAGAGGAGAATGACCAAGTAAAGTTCATCTTGACATATTACTCTGTTTTTCTAGTCTGCGCCACTCTTCTTCCTCTTCTTCGGTAGGCACTTCGGTCGAGGCAACCCAGCTACGATACTTCTGCATTTCGCTTTTAAATTCTTTACTTTCTAGCAACCGCTCTGTCCAATCCAGTGTCATAGATAATCTTCCTTATTAATAGATAACTTAAAAAATGCTTGTTTAATTTTTCTCAAGGCTGATTTTTCTATATTGGCTACCGCCTGACGACTAATCCCCATTGCTTTACCTATCTCTTCCCTAGTCATGTTGTAATTTGTGTAGGGATCTTCTGCTTTATTTAGGTCTACAAGACCCGCAAAAGGGATTGGCTCTATGTCGCTTTGATATGCTCGGATACGGTCGTCAGTCGTAAAAGTTGTCATTTCATCATCTCTCCATGGTCAGGGTGTTGTGCAAGATTATTGCTATTTACCCCTTCAATTATTTCATAGCCATGTCCTTTGAGATAGTCGAAAAGAGCCTCTCGTTTTCCCTGATACCAAGGTTTCCATGTCCACGCTTCAAAGATAATCGGCGGATACTTGTTGTATTTGATAGTCTCAATACCGCCCTTAATAACTTCTAGTTCGTGCCCTTCAACGTCAATCTTAATTAGTCGCACATTAGCATGTTGTCCATCGTCTAATGGGAACACCACCATGGTTTCTTTTGCACCTTGAGTTGGGCATTCGTACTCAGTCTCACGCACTTCTTTATCAATGCTAAAAGCACCGATGTTGGTCTCGTTGGCATAGTCAGGGACTACTATCTCAAACCGATCCCGTTTGTTAGACAAACCAAAGTTATGACAATGGACATTATCTAGCCCATTAATCAAGGTATTGCCACATAATTGGTAATAGATTATCCGTTGTGGTTCAAACGCATGAAAGGTTAAGTGCGGGTTAGACTTAGCCAAAGGTAGCGTAAAGCTACCCAAGTTAGCACCAATGTCCAACACCACACCATCTTCATGCTTCTGAAGTATCTTCTGAGCGATACCAAAGACTTCTATCTCGTAGCCCCCTTGCCTGAGTGCATTTGAGATAAGGTCTCTGCCCTTAAAGACTAGGTACTGAGTGCCGAAGGCATTAACAAGTTCGCAGTTAGGTAGCATCTCAAACCCTTGGCAATGTGCCGTTGAAGTTGTAAGTACCGCTATGGGTTAACTGAGCCCAAGGCGCCGCATATACCTTAAAGCCGTTTTGTCTAGCCAGCTTGCAAAAGTGATAGTCTTCTGAAAGCAAACGGTTGGTCGGTTCGTCGATGCTTGTAGCAAAATATTCATGGATGATCTTCTTTACTGGGTTCTTGTCAACAATGAGAATCATGTCGTTGGTATAGGTCGGCACTCTGTCTTTGAGGGCTTCAAACACGCCACGCTTAATCAACATAAAGCCTGTGCCACCGTTGTCAATCTCCATGGGGCTATTGATACTGCCTGTGCTTTCCATTGCACCACCTACTAAATTAACTACGAACGAACCTGTGTAGTTGGGCAAGTCTTTGTAGTCGACACCTTTTTGCACTGCATCATGAACTAGCTTCCAGTTAATCTCTTTCTTGGGGTATAGACCGCAGATGATGTCTTTATCGGCATCAATCATTCGCACGATGTCTTCGGGTCTAAACGTAATGTCCGCATCAATAAACATCAGATGTGTTGCATCGGGGGTCTGTAAAAAGTCGTACGCCAAACCGTTACGAGCCCGTGTAATTAAAGACTCATTCATCATGTACGAGTAATACATCTTGATGCCGTGCTTCATAAACTCTTGAGTGCAGTTTAGGATTCCCATGGTGTAACCGCCCACGCACATACCGCCGTACATTGGTGTGGCTACAAATAAGATTGCTGGTTTCTTTGCTTCTACTGCTGGTACGTTTTCTAACATTTATTGCTCCTTTTTAATTTGTTCATTTCTCACTCGCTTTCTTTAGTATTGCTCTGCAATCCATAATTAAATCCCTTACCTTGTCATGCTCCATGCACTCAGGATTAAAAAAACCACCACACTCCAAATAATTTTGAATCCTATCTAGTAATGGTTTTATTTCCTCATCACTTAACTCTTTTATTTGTGGTGTGGGGTAAAGTGGAATGTAAAATAACTTGCCTTCTGTTTTAGAAAACTTGCTGTCAGGTGACATCCACGCTACTGGTTCAGCATTTGGGTGTGTCGCTTTTAGTAATTCTTCTTCCAGTTCATCAACATTTTTTGACAACTCCGCTATGCGGTTGTTTTGTTTGACAAGTAAAGCGGTCTGTTCTCTTATCAACTCTTGTTTTCTTTCTATGCGGTCTGCTTGTTGGCGAAGCATATTTGCGGCTCTTACTAGCAAGGGGCTTGTGCCGTAGCAAACATGCCCTGGGAATTTACCCTCTCTATCCAAGTCTTTAGCAATGTCGTATGCATTCATTTCTTAATCCTTTGCCATATCTCAGAGACAGGCATTGACCTAATCTCGTTCCACCCAAAATACACACAAGCAAACATAATGAACAGGAAGAACCCAAACACCGCCATGAATATGATGATGGCAAAGGTAGCCACAAATAAAATTAGTAAGTTAATAATTGTTCCAATCATTTTTTTGTTCCCAGCACTGCCATAGCTGCATTTACTTTATGTTTAAGTGCGTTAATTTCTTCTTCATCTTTACGGCGCTGTTCACGCACTCCAATAATCCAAGCACGTTGCCAAGCTTCCCACGCAATCTGCGCTTCTAAATTGTTGTATTTATTGTGGGATGCAACCAAGGCGATTTTGCCTTTAGCCCACTCTTCAAATTCTTCTCTCATATTAAAACAATGCCTCCCCTAATTCACTTAAATCAACTTTACGTACGGGTTTGCGTACGCATTTAAATGTCCAGCCCTCACGGCTTTGCACAATCTGTCGTGCTTCTTCTTGCCGATGCACAGTCCGCATAGTCTCGCCGTTCTCATCTTTAATGACGTACATTTTTCCACTCCTCCATCTCTCCGTAGTTCTGTCCGTAATGTGCTTCACAAGCCACGGGCAACCCTTTCGCCCACTCGGGTGGCTTTGACATGACCTCGACAATCCATGCACAAGCCTCATCTACCTCATCTTCAGGAACCACGCACACCGCCGCATCATGAACTGTTAGCACGGGGCGATAGCGCTCAGTCAATTTAATCATCTGCTGACCCACGATAATCCTAGCTAATGCTTGGACTACGTTCTCCACCACAGACCCACCCCACAGAGACACGGGGCCCTTGCGTGACTGATATATGTATCCGCTATTAGCTTTCTCAGGGTTGAGTTCTAGGCTTGGGTAACGGATGTAGAGCCCATTCGGTAGCTTTATACCTTCTTGAGTTACGGTCAGGCATCTGTGTTTGCCGAGGTAATAGGGTTTGGTATCTCCCCAGTCAGCTATATCTTTAATTGCGGTGTCGGCTTTCTTCCACAACTTAATAATTTTGTCATTCTTCTCTCTATACAAATCTACAATTCTCTTTGACTCATTCTCATCGATTACCACGCCTGGCGGTGTTGTCTTTAGTGTGTGCTGTAACTTTAATGAGCCAGTCCCGTAGCCAAGACCCAAGATACAAGTCTTGCCCACGAACCGTTCAATAGGATCTTTTTTGCTAATGGGTCTCTCATACACTGATGTAGCAAAGATTGAGTAAACATCTTCGCCTTTGGCAAACTGTTCAACCACATCGTCTTGCCCAGCCAACCACGCTAGGACACGAGCCTCGATCTGTGAAGAGTCGCAGTTAACTACGGTGTAGCCTTCGGGGGCGACAACGGCATTTTTGAGCGTCTTCTTTTTAACATCACGGGAGGGGAGATTTTGAAAGTTAACTTTGTCAGAACCAGCCCAACGACCAGTATGAGCACCATAATACTTAAGAGGAATAGGCAGACGACCTTTATTGCGAGAACCAACATCAATGAACCTTTCTATTCTTGACTCTTCGATTGTAGACTTAGTACCAAGACGCACAGCGCATAGCTGTTGTATAAACGGGTCTTCATGTTCTGTCAATGCAATAAAGCCTTCGTCATTCTTAGCAAGAGCATAGGTCTCCTTGCCCGTAGTCTTAGACTCTTTCATCGGTGCGGGCACATCAAATGACTGTAACAACTCGGCAAACTGCTTGTTACTAGCTAATTTTTTACGGACTTGCTCTTCGTTCTCACATTGCAACTTATCTTTGAGAGTCCCTAATAATTTTAATTTCTCATGTTTTAGCTCATCCAAACGCTGAACCAGCAACGCATCATCAACCTCCAAAACAGGATGGATAAACATACGCAGAGTCAAATCAATAAGCTGGAGTTCTTCTTTTGGAAACGCGCTCGACAATACTTGGAAAAGCTTAAAAGTTAGCTCCACATCGTTCTTGCAGTATTCGCCATAGCGTTCGAGTTCTAAAGAGGTGAAACCAGTTATCTGCTTCCCCTTGGCTTCGATAACCTCCTTGCCTTTCTCGCCTAATTTGTATCGCTCAACTAGCGATGCTAAAGAGCCACCGACATCCACACCATGCACCGCACGACCCATGCACAATGTATCTAAATACAGAGATGGTTTGATGCCAAAGCGCCAAGCGAGGATTGCACCATCGAACATGGTGTTATGACAAAGGAGAGCAGAATCATTCCACGGGAGGGTGGAAAGGTATTTTTGGATCTCGATGTGCGACCCTGAGAACCACTCGGTCTTATCCTCGCCAACCTTGACACCAACACCGATTACTTCAAAGCGCTTGTCTCTGATGTATTCCTCAGTTGTCAATTTGGTTAGCGAGTAATCTTGAGCGTAGTACGTCTCAAAATCTAGGGTGATTAAATTCATTCGTTGTACAAGTAGTTTTTAAGTTTGCCATATAAAGTTTTACTTTTTCTTTCTCGCTCTTGTTCCCTAGCTTCTCTCGCATTCTCTCTAATTTTTAATTCAGCCATCATCGCTTTTAGTTCTGCTTCTTTTAGATGAGTTTTCCCAAGCGTTAATGAGCTAGCGTTAATTGTTGCAGTATTAGAATACGGACTTATTCCGATCGTTCCACCCACCCCGATAGCGCCCTGCTGACCTGAAAATATAGAAGTCTTTCCCTTGTCACTCGTTTCATCCTCTCCAGCAAGTGCTTTCATGACCATCTCAGTAAAGTGGATTCGTCTTACTTCTTTAAGTCCACTTTTAACCGCATTAGATTCTTCTTCGGTAAATATATCTTCGCCAAATCCATTGTCGACAAGACGCATCCATCGGCTCATACCACCGTGTTGATGTGGGTAAAAAAAGTCTTCGGGGTTGTCCTTCATCCGTTGCAATAAAATTTCTACACCTGTGTTCACGAACTTCTCCTTAAATAACAAAACCAAAAGCTACAAAAAAAGGGAACAAAGCCGTAGCCTTGTCCCCTAAGAGATTAACAACTGATCGGTTTAAAAGGTCCGTAAACTTTGGTGTCCCAGCAACACATACCACCACGACCATCGGACTCGCACTTTACTTGTGCAAATACGCTAGATGACAACACGGCAGCGAATGTAAATGCAATTAATTTCTTCATTTTGACTTCTCCAAGTTAGATACTTCACGGTTAAGATACCACTGCGCCTTCTTCAAATCTTCAAGTTTGTTTCCCTTATGATCCGCACGAGAGACATACTTGACAACATTACCTAGGTTATAAGTTAAGCCTTTGGACTCGATGAAATCTATAACTTCTATGCCACCGACTTTGTAATGCGGAGGGTGATTGACGTTATCAAATTCACCATTCCTACCAGCAATTCTTAGTCGCCCTTTTGAAATAGTATGTAGAATCGCTTTTGTTTTATTAACCTCTTTTTGATGTTCTTCTATAGGTTTTATAAGCTGAATCCGTATTGGTTTTGAAGCAAGCTTTGGCGGTAACTTAAGCGTTGAGGTGCTTTCAGCTAACTTCTGTGCTTTTCTAAGTTCATACTTTACGTTATACACACACGAAATGCTGACCCCTACTGCCCTTGCTATTTCTTTAGTTTTTGCATTCGGTTCTTTGCGCATGTAGGCAAGAACTTTTCTACGAGTTACTCCCTGTTTCATTTCACTTCTCCTTTTTAATAAAACGACGTTTTACTGCAACAATGCCCTTGTCGGGCTCTTCTACCATCATTGACTTTGCAAGCTGTTTTGCTTGGGTAGGAATCTCTTCAATAGAATAATCTCCATTCATCAAGAAACCAACCATAGCAAAGCCAGCATACAAAGCTTCTAGGTATTCTTTATCTTGCTCACTCATTGTTCTCCTTTCCCTCACGATTCTTCTTGAAGAAGTAATCATTGCGGTACTCGGTTGGTGGTATAAAGCCGTAGCGTTTCCATGTTTTCATCACGTCTGCGCCTGTTGTCCACACGAACTTTGAATTAGATTCCACGGCATACTGGAACGATTGTTTCTGCGGTTCGTTCTCGATAGCCCTCAACTTGCGGAATGTATTTAGTTTGCTCATCTGCTTCTCCTTTTAAAGATTTCTCAACCAATTCTATCGCCTTACGAAACCCAGCGATATAAGCCTTCTCTTGCATTGCACCAAATCGGGATTCCTCCCATGCTCTTTCTAATGCACACCACTTTTCATATTCTTCTTTTGCTCTCATCAGCATCTCCCATCTTCGTCGTTAGTTTCTAACTCAAAATACTTCTCTAAATGATGTAGGCTTGTCTCGTTAATAACGAAAGCATGCCCTCCGTTTTCTTCAATAAGTTTTAACTCACGCTTTTGTAGTTCAGTCAGTTGACCCTTACCAGCCTTGGTTTCTATGGCGATGAACTGTCCATTAAAACAAGCAATAATGTCAGGCACACCAGCCCGACCATACCCGCCTGTGGCGGGAAGAAAGTAATAGACACCATGTTTATCTAGAACTTTCTTAACTCTTGCTTTGACCTTGGCTTCAGGTGTCATAGTCTTCCTTTCTAACTACTCCACCTCTTAGTTCGCACAAGGTTTTGTAGCTTAAGATTAAGCAAAAATAACTGTCACTTACTCGCCACCCAATCTCTCTGACATTCTCATCAGGTGCGGTCATCAAAGATAACATAGTAGCTTCGTGGTCTTGCAGTATACGTTGTGGTGACGCAAGAATCATAGCCATCTTAGTTTTGATTTCATCAGGCAATGAATGTTCATCAAATACCCTAGTAAAAAAGTTATCAACATGGATGATGTATTTGTTTTCTTGACGACGCAACGGTACACGATATAAGTTCCAGTCATACTGAGATACGATCGGGCTTAGGATTGTACGTTCGAGCATGGAGTCATCGCCCATACGAAGTGATAAGAATCAATTAAGTGAGCAAAGGTAACGATCATATCAAGGTCACTTAAGAATCCACTAGTCTGTGGAATCATATCTGCGACGAAGTTGTCTGTTTTATCTTGCATGTGAACTTTCAACATCAACATAATCGGTTTGAGACTTTCATATTCCTCTAAGTTACGCACTCGCTTGAACGGTTTAACTATTTGATATTTGTCGTATGAACCATACCCAGTTTTATTAGCTAATGGCGCACGCTTTACTGCCCCTACAACCAAGTGCCCATTACCGTCTGCGCCCACACACCAAAAATCGTTACAGAAAAATCGTTCTGTTTCTCTGTCTCTTTCTTCAATAATTTTATCGACCTTATTATATTTGTCAAGTATTTGTTTACATATATCTAGGTCTAAATGATGCTTTTTCGTATCGGGACTTTCCCCTAGTACACGTTGCAAAAGTGCATGAACTTCATTGACACCCAAGTCATTGCCTTTGGTTACTCGCCCAAAAGATTCTCTCATCACACTCATGCCACGTTCCCAAACTTCGGTATGCACATTGATAAGTTGTCCTAGGTTTGGTATTACGTTCTGACGCTTTAGCGTACCCATCAGCGTTGAGAGTTTCTTACTATGGATAGTCTCTCGATCAGCCGTGTTACGACCTCTCTCCTTTGAGTAGTAAGGAGTGCGGAAGTTGAAGACTGTCTCGCCCTCTCCTGTTTCTGTCCACACCCTCGCCACCGCAAAGCCTGTATCGGGATCGCACATCAAGAACTTATCGTCACTATCTCGGCTCAACACCTTGAGACCATGTTTGTAATGCACCTCGTGTATGAGAGTTCTACTTGGTGACTTGTTAATTTGTTCCACAAGAGCATCGCTCTCAAAGCCTTTTAGAATCAGACTCATTTGACTTCTCCTTAGTTAGTGTTCCACGGGATCGTGGATGGTTATTAATACTGCTCAACTTCCTTGCCGTTTACATAAATGTCGACCCCCCACTCACTCGCTGGGTATGGGTAACCCATGTCATGCTCCACCAAGGTCATGACTTCGGGATGTGATCTATACAACTCTTTGTTCAGCTTGCGCTTTAGGTTTGTGTATAAGTTAACTGGGTCTAGTTCAGAACTCCAATAGTTCTCGGATCTCATAACTGACCGCACTCGCCTAAACAAATCTTGAACATCATAAGCACACATAAAAGCAATCCCAGCATCCAACGGCGCAACGTCAATGTTCTCGTTAGCAAACTTCAGTAAAGATTCTCTCTGATCAACTGACATCCACCAATTATCTGCGTTGTTTACATGGGGCTTTACTACATCGACCGCAGTCTCTAAGAATCCTTTCCATTCCATCGTTTTGAGCATGGCTTCGTTGACGCTGTAAAACGTTTCGTATCGCTTAAGAAACTCATTACCGACTTTACGGTTAACTTTCTTACCAACAACTTTGTAAACACTTGACTCATGCGGTTTCATCGAGTCGACATTGACTCTCATGCCCTTGAAGATCGGATGGAAAAGCGTTATTCCATTACCATAAGATCGTGGATTCCCCTCTCTATATATCATTCCACCATGCCGTGAACTTTTATAGAAGATTCCATTCGACCAACTAGTCATGATTTGATTGTCCCCTTGCCCATAGCTAAAGCCTGTGAACTCAAAGGTGTTGTCCATGCGCACTATACCAAGCGTACTAGGTTTGGTTATGTATCTAACGTATTCATTACCTTCGTCACGCTCGTAGACATGAATGTTTTCAGGATCAGCATCGTATTCTTCTTTAGTGCAGTTAACCCTGTCGTGGATAAAGCCATAGGTAACACGATACACACGTTCGCCGTTTAGTTCCTCCACATAAAAGCATTTGGTGTTATGCGTTCTACTCGCAATCGGGTAGCGGTTATCACTCCCTCGATATGGCTTAGTAGTTTTAGTAATGTTAGTAAGTCTGTTCCAAGATAATCCAATCATTTCACTTCTCCTTGTAAAGTTCTGTGTACATCCATTTGAATACGTTTTAGTTCTGCATCTGACAAATCCAACTCTTCTGCTATCTTGTCAAACACCATAGACATTCCTACTCTAGCTATCTCTAATACAGTCACCATGTCTGCCTGACTAATCATTTGACTTCTCCTTTAGTTAACGTTCCACGAGCCCGTGGATTAATCATTTGCATCGAATACAACTTTCTTACCTGATGGTGGTTCGAAGTCCTTGTTACCTACGATCATCCACAAGGTAGGTGAAGTAACTCTCCACACGATGTCAGACTCCAAGTAACCATCGGTGAACATCAGCACACACTCTGCGTCAATACGTTTCTCAACGATGTATTTGCTTACTGCGGATACGACTGTGCCACCACCGCCAATGGGTTTCAGAACCGACGCAATGTTTGCGTATTGATCGGGTTTGAATATCTGTTCACCATGCACTTGCGTGTCC